GTAAGTGCTGTCTAGTGTGATTTGCATTCGTGGACCTGTGCTGCCGTTGTCAGATGTGACAGTCTTGATGACGGCAGTTACATAGTCGCCAGCAGCCAAGGTTCCACTTGAGATAGTCCCTGAAACTGCGGTAAAGTTTGCAGTTGTGTTTAGGATGTTAATGTCGCCGGTAAGGACAGACGAGCCATTGACCTCTAAATCGAAATCAATATCTGTGGTGGCAGAACCCGTGTTAACCATCCATACCTTGACCTCACGAATTTCACCAGCACTACTTGCAACAAACAGCGTCTCGTCCTCGGTGGCGATACTGCCTTGAGTGTCAGCGTATCCCCAGTCAGCAACCAGCACATGCTGATGCTGTAGTTTTGAGGCTGCTAGTCCTGCTCCAGCAGCGATGTCGGTATTGACAATTGTGCCTGAGGTAATTGTTCCTGCGTTGATTTGTCCCATTTTATTTGCTCCTGTTAGATTTTCTCAATTAGCCATTCACGGTTACCTACTGCGGTCCAAGCATCGTCAGCTTCAATAGCCGGTGTTCCCGATGCGGCAACCACAGTTGCATCAGCGGCGAAAGGTGTTGTCAAAGTGAACGGGAATTCCCTGTTTCCAGCCGCACCAATTTCAAACCAATATTTGATAACTATCGTCTCCTGCACGCTGTCCATGATAAAATAGTCTTGGATGAATACGGTGTTCGGTTTCGTGAAATAAACCGACCGCTGCTTATGCCTTCCAGTCTGTATCACCATGTTCGATGGTACTAGCACTGAAGTATCCTTGCTTACATCTGCCCCGTACCCAGAACTTAACGAATATTTTGTCTGATCAACAAGCGGTGAGAAAACATCCTCGCCGTCAATAGGTCGTGACGGAGTACCTGACGCCGTTACTTTGATGCCGTTTTTTGCATCGCCTCCAAATATCGGATAACCCTCAATGCTGCCGACCTTGTACGGGTTTATCCAATTATCAATATTCCACTCTGGGACAAGTTCGCAGTTCTCCACCTCTTCGACACTTGGGGTAGATGTAAAGTCCAGTGCCGAGAGAGGAAATTTTGGGTTGTTAGGATATGCGGTATATCTGTAAAGGTTCGCAATCGCCTCCATCGTGATGTCGTGGAGCCGGAATTGGGCGTTGGGCCTATTTTCCGGGGTGATTTGAGGTGTTGACGGAACCACAGCAGGGTAGTATTTTCGAGTCCCACTTTGACCCGGAGTGCGTTGGACAAGTGGATCACCATCAACATACTTGTACATATCAAACTTAATTGTTCTCCTATAGCCCGTCCACTGCCCTTGGTTTGGCTCGGTAAGAAACCTGTAGTCGATGGTGTTTCCGGTCCTGTCTGGCCCGGCATTAATCTGGCATGTGCCAAAAGACGGGTAATTGCTATAGTTGCCTACAATATCTCCGCATCTTGTTAATGTTACATCAAATGGATAGGTTGGGTCAAAGTCGAACCCTTCGCCATGAATCTGTGCAAATCCCAGATAAAGAGTGCTTGAAGTTACCGGATACGCCTTGTTTGTGAGTGAGTCAAAAAGCAGTCCTTCGGCACAGTGACCCAAAAGAACATGCCCGTAGTCCACGTTTATGGTAAATTGTGCCTTATACCCGTGATCGAGATTCCACATCACCGGAGCGTTGGGATCTGCAAACCCATAACGCAGTCGTGGGCCTTGAAAATTAACGTTCCCCGCTAGGTTGGTCTGCCCTGATCTGGTTGCGACCAATGCCCCGCTCTGTTCATAGAAGTTTGTCAGGGAGTAAGTGTGAGAGTCCCAAGCAAGCTGCCCCTCATCGTCTACATTCCACCCATTCAAGTCAAATTGGTCTTGCCAGAGTGGGCATCCCCCACAGCAACATCCACCCGGTCCATGATTCTTAAAACTCATCTAACATGGCTCCACATCAATGAACCACTGCCCGTCGATCTTCTTGGCCTGAATCACCTTGTCGGCAGCAATGGCGTTAGTTGTGTGGTTGTATACGAACTCAAAGACTGTTCCGCCGGTTTCCGGATCTTCAACTGGGTCGATAACCCCGGGTTGGTTGTTGAAGTAATATCTTTGGCAGTCTGCACCCTGTGGGTTAAACTGACCTGACGCTGCTGGTATCCCTTCGTCTCCTGTCAGGAAGAACGATGCCTCAACAAAGCCACTTATGCGATAGTAGTCCCCCCAGACATCCCTAGCAACATGAAACTCTTCATCCTTCCAGATGGGAGTCTTGCGGTGGTTGTAGACCTTGAACTCTATTACTGGCCTTTGTTTTAACTTCAGGTAAGGCGAGGAACCTTCGGCCATCCTGTACATGGAGATGCACTTACCTTCCTCGTCAGGCAATATGTCCTCGTCTGCCTTCACCAAGGATGATTGGTATGGGCTTATGTTTCGAAGCGACCTTGCGGTCCTTTCGTATTGCTTATTCTTTTGTTCAAGAGACTTGATGCGGTTACGCATCTGCTCAAGCTCTCGCCGCAGATCAGCCATTACTAAGCCTTGGTAAATCCTGTCACGTTAATGTCGAGTTTCAGTAGTGATGTAGATCTTGCGAATCCGATAATGGAAAGGTATTGTCCAGTTGTAAGATCGGAGTATGGCATGATGTTTCCAGAAGTGTCACTAACCACATAAATCTCACCTGATGTCAGTGTAGCACCAAGGTCGATATCCTGCGAGGATGCCGAGAACATGTAGCCATAATCATCAGCAGATCCGTAAGTGATCGCAATGCCAGCAACCTTGGCTGTGGCCTCGGCATCACAATCGGCAAGGTAGTATTTCCCATCGCTGGTTGATCTATAGAGGGCATCTCCCGGCGTTGTTGTTTCTGCGAACTGTACTAACTGACCACCACCGCCCGATTGAACAGCGACTGATGTTGGTGTTATTGTTAAATCTGCCATTGTTTATATCTCCGTTTAATATGGATCGGTACATTCAATTGTGGTGAGGTCACACTTCCACGGGGCTTCGCTCGCCGCTTTCTCGTATCTGTAACCACCATCCATCAGGAACGGGAACTTTGATTCACGGTCCCACTTATGCTTTTGTGAGTCAGGCGTTATTTCTTTGTAATCAGGGAACTGGATTTCCTCATACACATCATATTTATGATAAAAGGCGTTGGCGGGGTCTTGTTCATCCAGTTTTTTGCCTCTGCCGTTCAAAAGAACCTCATCCTGAACAGCAAGTCCATCGTTACCAACAGTGGTCTGAACATCTACTTTAGATCCCTTTCCAGTGTCGTCACTGCTATACTTCGAACCCTGAGCGGATTCATCACCTGTCTCTGCTAATTGCATGAAACCGCTATCGAGAACGTAGTGGAAGTGGTAGTTTTGAGGGTCGTGTATTAGCTCGACAGTATACCTGTAGCCGTTCCTACCTCCCCAGCGAATAATATCACAGGACACATCGCTAATTAAGAGTTCTCGTGGGCAGAACTTTTTGCAGAAATTCTCCCTCGGATTTGCGTGGGAATGAGTTTCGTATATAGATTGCGGACCCTTGTTGTACGACCTCAACCTATACTCGTTACTATTCACCCTTCCGATTGCACATGAGAAATCTAGCATGGTGTAAGAGAACCAACTAACCCTGTAGGCTGGCTTGCCAACACGTTGCGTGAGAGGCTCCGACAATGGCATTCCTGCACTGTTGACAGGAAGAACTGTCTTTCTGTATTGCTTCGTGGATAGGTGATTTTCTTTTGTTAGTTTACCACCAAGCTCACCATCGCCTCCAACCAGTGGCTTGCCCCATTTTCCGGGCTGTGTGCTGCAATCATCGGTCGAGGAATTGTTAATGCGCCTGCGGTACCCCCACCAGTACGCATACCTCTGAGGCTCGTCTTCATATAAGAAGTACGGGATTATCTCGACCGGCGCAAGCGGTCCCGTGAACTTGTCTAGGGTGAATGTAGCCTCGACAATCCAAGTGTTGTCGGTGGCATCTGTTTTCTCTCGGTCTACGATATTTGCAGATGAGAGTATTGCGTGAATCTGTCCGTCAACAGCACCGGTGAAAGCGGTTCCGTCACACTTCTCCTTTGGCCACGGGTGGGTGTAGCAATTTGGTGGTTGATTAGGTGCAAATGTTTCTGTTGCCGTTCCTAGATAGGACGCCAGAGGCGCACCCACAGGGAACTTTGAAAGCACAACTAAAGAACTGTCGTATATGCTGTTCGTGTAGACACGGAACAGAACGCCATATGTGTCTGTTATGACTCCATGTGAGCCAGTTGTGCTTCTGAGGGGCTGTATTGAAGTTACTGCCATTTTCCTGTTTCCCTAACCTACTGAGTAAAGCCGAACCGTTCGTAACCCTTGGCCTTTTTATATTCCGTTTCCTTCTCCTCTTTGGTGAAGCCGTTTTTCTCAGCCCACATTAACTCTCTTATCCTCTTGAGTTCGGCAAGCATCTGAGCCTGAATTTCACGCCGCCTGCCACCCATCAATATTTTGTATTCCTCGACGGTTCCAAACAATGCACCGGACGGAAGTTGGTTCGAAAGCGTCATGTTTCGTCCGATCTCACCAGAAGACTGCTGCATTTTGTTGAACTTATCTGCCATACTATCAACAGCGGCCTTGATTATTTTGGTCATGCCAAATATAACCGCAACGAAAGTCACTGCCATCGCAAGTAATTTCAACCAACCTCCGGTTGTCATTGAAAGCGCAGCGATCCCTTTCCATACCTTCCTAGCTGCAATCAGTGTCTTCAGCCACAAATTCGTCAGGATCGTCATTAGCCACATCTGATTCTTAATAAAGACAATGGTGGTTGCCGTGACCGCCCAGAACGTCAATGCTCCAATTAGATAACCAAGAATCCTGAGAGACGATTCCTGTGCCAGCCCCATCGCCCAGACAATCCCAGTGATAGGTATGAGTATAAGGTTAGCAACCATAGCGGCCTGATCCATAAAGCCCGTGATAACACCACCCTTCTGGGCAATCATTGCGATGCCTTTGATCAGCGCAGTGAACACGGGAAGAACAGATTTGCCAAAGTCAGCAAGCGTGGCATCCCATATATTCTTCAATGCAATCAACATGCCTTCAGCAGTCATCAACAAAGCGTCCATCATGCCACCAAAGATTCCCTCGGGGGAGGTCATAAATCTCATTGCGTCGGTCATCATGTCAGGGGTAATCAGACCCTTTTCCTGCATCTCCTGTAGTTCACGTGCAGACTTGCCAAGTGTTTTCTGAAGTGCAGCATTCAACGAGATCCCACGTTCCATGAACTGCAAAACCTCCTCACCCTGTAGCCGCCCCTTGGCAAAAACCTGCCCGTAAATGAGTGCCAGATCCTTGACTGTTGATCCAGTAGCAGCACTCATCTCACCAAGCATCTCCATCGTCTCAGCGACTTTCTCTGCTGCTACCCCCGAGGAAAGCAATCTCTTTGAGCCTCCCACCCACTCATCAATGGAAAACGGGGACCGCATTGAAAGTTCACGTAACTGGTTGAATAACTGGTTGCCAATTCCGCTAAGTGATGCAAGTTCTATCCTGAACCGCTGCTCCTTCATGGCACGATCCATCGCAAACCTGATATTCTTCGCAATCTTCTTAGCGACACCAACCTTCAGGAATACAGCAGCTATGGTTGCTGCCATCCCCATAGCAGTACCCTTGACCATCTTGGAGACAGTATTGAGACCTTTCTTAACGCCCTTATGATCCACGTACATCATAATACGCAGAGAACGAATTGTTGCCATTACTCTTTTTCCTTAGCGTCAATGTCCTGATCTAACAAGAACTTGGACAGCCCACCCATTCCAGCCATTAGTTCATCAGTGGTTTGTGGCGTATTGATCTTTGGCATGTAATCCTCTGGTTTACCACCAGCAAAACTTGCAATCATCATGGCCATCATCGTGTGGTTAATCTCATGCCCGAACGGATGGAGTTCGTAGTACCAAGCAATCTCATGTATCTGCTTGTCCGTGAGCCTGTGCCTGATGAAGTCGGGATGCAAGTGACCCCCGTGAATGGCTATCTTCCATAGCATGTACTCACGAGGGTCTTCTGCTAGTTTCCCTCGAAGTCCTCTCGGTCCTGTCCTGTGACGCCGGAGAGTTCAAGGATCTTTTCAAATATAGGTTCAACGAACCACGATTCCAATTTTCCAAACCGCTCTCTATCATTCCCATTGAACAATTGCTCGCCCGTGTCTGGATCAATCACGCCATGCCGCAGTGCGATCCAGCGTACTTCTGTGCAATCCTTCTGGGTCTTCTTTTCAGGTTTAGATATGATCGCTTCAATTTTCGACTTAACTGCAATGCTAACTGACTTGCATGTTACGCCGTTAACTTCAGCGGTCTTAGAAGCGGTTCCGATTTCAAAAATATCCATTGATAGCCCCTTTCAAGGTTATTAAGTGGTGGATGGTGCGGTTGTTGAATACGTCCATGCCGATTGAGGTGCAAAGACAATCGAAGATTTCATGTCTTGGTTTCGCTCTTTCGACATATCAGTGTGTGAGATGATGTATGCGGTTCGTGTTGCATACACTGGAGTTGCTAGAGGCACTTTCAGAGAGTATGTGCAAAGCGTTCCAGCGAGACACGCAGCTTCCATCGTAGCTGAGATGTCGTCGTTGTTTGTGGTTTCGATCTTCTTGTACTCAATGGTTTGCTGTGCGTACTTTGGATCGGCTGGGTACTCATAGATAACAGTGTCATCTAAGCATGGTTCTTGTGACTCTGAGGAAGTCTCAACACCACCACCATCAACACTAACTGCACACACAGTTGTGAAGGTAGCACTGGTTCCTGTCGATGTGTTGCTCAGGTAAACCGTCATCCCTAATGCTTTGGACGTTGGCATGGTTATAATCTCCTATATCTCTTGTCCGAGGATTGCTTCTACGTCGATGGCAGCAATGAAAATCTTCTCATCGCTATCCGGTACTTTTGAAATGTAGGAATCGTCATGGTCTTCCACTATGATCCCGTGAATTGTTTGCTTTTTGCCGTAGTCGTTAACGAACTCCAGCGAGTGCATTGCGGTGTCCATCAACCAGTCTTTGATGTCTGCCGTTAACTGCCTGACCTCATCTATGTCATCGCTTATAATCTCGATGTCGTAGTTGATCATGTCTTTGTGGCGGGGGTAGCACAGGTCATCCGAATACTCTTCTCCGCTCTTCATCATCCACACATACGGGAACCTAGATAGGCCCTGCGGAACAACCTCACCAACATGACACGGAGGGTTCGGCATCTTGCGTATGCGGTCGATGATTGCTTCTGTTACGTCCATCATGGTCTGTTGTTAACCTGATTCGAGTATTTCCTGATATGCCACCAGAGCCTACGCACGACAGCGTTTGTTGCAATCGGACCACGACGGTCTGCAACACCCTTCCAGATGTGCTTGCCCTCAACCCACAGTCTGCTACCTCGCCCCTTGAGGTTTTCTGGAACCTTCTTCCACTCCCGCATCGGAAGGAACAGGTTATGGGTTCGTCCTGTCTCAAGAAACTTTGCGTAGAATGTTTCGTCCGACCATCTAGCAACCGAGCTTCCTGCGATAAACTTCGACCTCTTGTGGAAATTAGAGATCTTCCAAGACCGTCTCAGCTTACCTGTCGATTTGCGACCACGGTAGGTTCCAGCCGAGAGATTGTCACCACCGGCCCTTCTTAAGCCTGCACCGTAAATACTTCGCCCACGGGCCTTCATGCCGCTGCCATCAGGCGTTGCCTTCCTGACAAACGGTAGGATGTGTCGCCGGTGCGAGTGTCTGGTCGCTTCCTTGATCCACTTGTTACGTGTCTTGTGGTCAAATGTTTTAAGCGTCTTCTCTAAAGACTTAACATCTGCCGGTGGTATCCCGCCGTGAATCATTACGTCCTCGTCTTGCTACACACTATGTGTATGTCGTCCAGTTCGTCCGAGAATTCGCTAACGAACCCAACGTGGTAAATATCATCGTGGTGGCATAGCCTGTAGCTGGAGTCCATGTCACGAGCAGCCTGCTTGCGTGTAATAATCTTTACACTAACATTCTCCTGCCGCTGCCTAGCAACCTCTAGCTCACGACCCCACATCGGCGTGATCTTGCCCCACATCCGCCCAATCTCGTTCCACTCATCTAGCGACTGCCCACGTGGACCGATCTTGCTCGTCTTCTTTTCAATCTTCAGTCTGTGCCGCAGGTCGCCACTGTATATGTTTGTCATTGCTTCAAGAACTCCTGCCACTCATTGACCCTAACCTGATCCCGAAGGGCGTTAAATGCTAACTTGATGGGAGTGTTAGACGCCCCGATTGCTTCACGATTCTTGAACCAGTGAGCAACCAGCAATTTGATCATGGAACGAAACATGTAGGGAACGTCAGTGGCAGCGGTTCCGTAACCGGCAGTGAATGTAACCGTAACAGCGTCAATGGCGTCGGCTTGCGTGTCAGGCCAATCCTCGTCAATTGCTGGGCGAATGGTGGCTGGACATTGAACCAGTTCAGTCCGATACAAGGACGAAGACAGCGTTTGGGTAGCACCGTCAACGTCCGTGTACTGGATTGAATCAATGGACACGATAGGCCAAGCAGGTATCTTCAGTACGTCGCCGGGGAAGCAGTCCCATTTGGCTGTGAACTGAGTGTTGATTAACGTGTGGTGGGTTTCCTCGATCACATACGCAGTGGCAGCATAGATTAGCTCGTCAAGGTCGTTGTCGTAGTCGATCTCATCCTGTTCAATTCTTAGATGATCTTTTACGTCTGACCTTGCTACTGCCAGTGTTGTTGGATCGGTTACCTTTGTTAGTCGCACGTTTCTTATACCTCGCTATACCACGCTCAATTAAGAGCGACGTTACGCCTGCACCTAAAAGGCACTCAAAGAATACGGTTCCCGGTAAGTGGCGATTCCACTCAAGCAGGAGTTCAACTTTCTTCTTCTTGCACTTCTTCTGGTTGCAGTTCTTGCATGTAGTTTTGCTCGAACCAGTCATTTGGATACACGAATTTATGGTTACCGTTTTCGTCAAAAGTCGCAATCATCTCTTCCATATGGCCGATGGAAAGGGCAGCGTCTATAAAGACTTTATTGCCCGCCTTCTCCCATTGACGCCAGAAGTAGATGTCATCATCCACCTTGCCTTCATCCCACGATCCATCCTCCTTGGGAACTGAGCAGAACCACGGTCGTGGAACATCTTTCAGCTTAGAGAGTTTGATCGCAGTCAGTCCAAAGTGTGCTGTTGATACCTGTAGCGGCTCACCATCAAATTCCACATGGTCGCTGTCGCCTTTTGTGAACAGCGGATATGGCATCGACCTTCGTGATTGCAGGGCTGCGATGGCGTCGTATCTCTCATCGTTAATCATCGACAGTAAATACTTAACATCGTCAGCAACGAAGATAGAGTCGAAGTCGATAGTGATGGCAATGTCAACACCTGCCTCAACAGCGTCCTCTAACATTCTCTGCATACACTGACCGTAGAACACGCCCTGAGAGATCACCAGCGGGATGCCAGCGTCTTTCAGGGCTGTCTCGATCATGTTCCTCGCCCACGTTGATTCGTAGCGAGGTGCGGTCATAAATGCGGCGACCTTCTTACCAACTAGACTGGTCTTCAGGTTACTCTTAAATGTACTCATGCTTTAGCCCCAGCATTCTTAGATTAGGAAACAGATACGCTGTCAGCATTGTCGCTGTTAGACGAGTTCTTAACTTCCTTGTCGAGTGCAGATACAGCACTTACAAGAACAGCACCATTGGTTGTCGTGTCTGGAGTGACCGACAATCGCAGGTATCGCTTGCGTCCTACCATGCTAACGTGGAAGGCGTGAACAGCAGCAGCGGTGTTATCAACCGTAACGCTGTGGTTCGAGCTAAACGTAGCAAAGTTAGTTGCAACAGTATCATCCGACTCAAGCAAGCTAACCACAACATTCGTTGAGTTGGTGTTTGCTTCAGCGGATACGTTCAGGAGGATAGATGCGTAGTCAGCACCTTGGCAATCGAGGTTGGCAGTACGAGCGGCAGTCGAGGAGGCATCTGGGGCCAATAACACGCTGTATACTGCACTTTGTTGGCGTTTCATTTGAAAATCCTTAAAGTTAGTTGTAATAAAAAAGTGACGGGGGAAGGCCGAAGCCTACCCCACATCACATCCATCTGGGGCTAAAGCGATGGTTCCGATTAGGATGCGTTAGCCTTCAGAGCGATCATTGGGCCAGCAGCGGAAGCAGTTCCCCGCTCGTGGCAGTTAATATCGAAACGCTCGGTTGCCTTCAATGCGATGGCGTCCGAGGTGAAGTAGATACTAGAGTCGGTAGCAACGGTAACGCCACGCTTGTCACCAAAGGTGGTGGACATGCCCATGTCACCGAAGTAACCGAAGATGTTGCCTGAGATGTCAGTGGAAGGACCACCGGATTGCAGGACTTGAGAAACAACTACTGGGTAGCCAAGGAAGCTCATTCCAACGCCACCTTCGTAGTTAGCAACAGTGTTACCACCAGCAGCCATTGCCAGACGTTGCATAACGTTGGCCCAGCAAGACTGGTGAACGTACCACTTAGGCGAGATGCCGGGGTACTTGGGCAGGTCGCCAATTGCTTCCTCGAAGGTTGCAATCGTGATCTCACCAAAGGTATCAACACCAGAAGCCGTGGTTACAATCGAACCAGCAGCAACAGCATTTTCCCAACCGACGATTCCACCGTAAGTAGAAGTACCATCGCCATTAAACAGGCAATCGTCTTCTTTGTTGGCGAAGGCGTAGGCAATCTCTTGCGTGATCAAGTCGCCCAACTGCACAGCAGCGTCTTCGGGCAATTCGCTTGACCAGCGAGACAGAACCATCATCTTCTTGGCTTCCAACTGGATTTGGTCGAAAGTCAGGTCCGACTCTGTTCCAGCAGCGTTTTCACCGACGAAGTAGGCAGTGTATCCACCTGCTCGACGAGGAACGCTAAAGGTTCCACCAACACCCATTGGCATGACACGGCACTCACGACGAGCTACACCGTACTCTTCAACCAAACGGATCAATCGTGCTTCGAGGATATCTGGCACGAGGAAACCACCCTTGGTGTTGTCACCAGTGGTTTGGGCCATTTGAATACCGAAGTCGCCAAGTTTGTTTGAGGCTGCTTCGTTGCCAGTGAAGGCTGCTTGATAGAACAAGCCAGCTAGATAGGCTTCCTTCTCAGCGTCTTGGCCATCAAACGATGCCAATGCACCACGAGACTTAGCCTTGGCGGGAACGACAACATTCTTCATGTTAACGTCGCCGGGTTCGTTCTTAGGCTGAATCGTTTGGACGGCACGGGAAGCGGCAATGTCACGACGGATTTCGTCGAGTCGCTCTTCACGTTTGATCTTTGCGTTAATCGAAGCCAATTCACCAGCGTCCTCGTCGGAACCGATGATGGCATCAACCTGAGCTTGCTCCTCTTCCGAGAAGTCTCTTTCTTCTTCTTGTGCGAGGATGGTTAAAGCCTCGACCTTTGCGGCCAGAGCATCACGCTCCTCACGCAACATTTGGATCTTATTCACGGATCACTCTCCTTTTCAATAAACTACCGTCGAGGCAGGTCCAACAATAAAAAAAAGGTAGGACCAAACGCATACCTCGACCACAATGGGTTCAGATACGCTTTCAGTCTCTACCT